TCTTGTTCGCTTGGGTTATCAGGTTTTGCTTGACCTGTACTAGCTAGTTCAACTCGTTCTGTAGCTATTTTATTAAGTTCGGTTTCAAAATCAAATTCTGAATCTTCACCTTCTGCGTCTTCTTCGTGTACTAATTCCCATTCTTCAGGTATTTCTTCACCGTGTTCTTCTAAAAAAAAGTCTAGTTCGTCTTTTTCTTCTGACATATTATATCTGTCTTCTTCTTCAACAGTAAAGTCTTCGTCTTCTAACGGTGCAAGACCTAGTTCTTCACGTATTTCGTCTTGTGTCATAACCTCTTTCATATCTTCAACAGTAAACTTACTTGTAATAGGTTTAAATTGTTGTATAGAAATAGGTAAATTAATATCGTTTATGTCTAATATCTTTTTAAAGCAATTAAGCAAGTGTTCTTGAAAAGGTTTAACTACTGCGTTAGCATATATTTCGTATGCTTCTGTCATTTCTTGTGCGTTATTACCAAGACCTGAATCTGAACGTATACCCATTAACATAGGACTAGTAACTCTATGTGCAGTAAGTATGTTTTGAACTAATAATTCTTGTAAAGCTAGATACTGCTTGTCTGCGTTGCTTACTGCTATTGGTGTTATTTCAGGTGTTCTGTTTTTATCGTCTGAGAATGTCAATACAAACTTACCACTTGCTTTTGCACCTGTAAATTTCTTTGCTAAACTACGTTCTATTTGTAATCTTTCTTCTTGACTTGGAACTCCATTTGCAAAACTAATAAAGTATGATCCTGAGAATCCGTTTTGTATATTAGATAAATGAAATTCTGCTACCTTTTGGTCTATCATAGCCCAGTTACAACCTGAAACGTAATCAGGTGTCTTATAAAGGTGCATAGAAGGACTATAAAGACCGTCATATATTATCTGACTTGCGTCTGCTCTATTATTCATATTAAAAGCAGGTACAGGAAGTGGTGGGTTCTTTCTAATATTAGACCAATCTGCACTTACAAAATATGTATCTATTTGTCCTAGTTCGTTTGGTATTCCTATTCTTATGCGTTCTACAGGTATATGGTGTACTTCAGCAATTCTTGTCTTGTCTTTTGACCATATCACGTTTAAAGCGTACGCACCCTGTAGCTTAAAGTCAAAAGCACACTTCTTAAATACTTCGTGCATAGTTTCACTAGAATTTGCACCTGATAAGAATTTTTTAAGTCTTACATAAGCGTCTAGATTTTCGCTATCTTCTACTATAAAACTTTCACCTGCTATCATATCACTTGTAGCATTTACAATAGCGGCGTGTGTACTTGAATTGTAGTAAAGGTCTATAAGAAACTGAGGATATAAGTTAGACCAATCTTCTGTGCCGTACTCTATCCATTTTTTACCCATAGCTTCACGTACTATCGGTGCAGTTTGTGTTTCTAAGTTTATATTTAATATATTTTCCATTAAGATAAATTGTTAAAATAAGTATTCAATTTAGACCTTTCGCCAGAAGTTAGACCCTGACTAGTAATTACAAGTTCTGCTATATAACAACCGTCACCACCTTTTAAATTATCTACAGACCAATTTCTAAGTGGTGTTGCTAAGTCTACTGATTCACCGTTTTGTGTGCCGTTTAACCAACTTGTAACTGCGTCATCACCGTCACGTTCTAACCCCATATTGTACCAAGTGTCTTCTGCAAGTTCTGTTTCAGAATGAAACGTAAAATTTTGTGCAGTAGAACCCCCTATTTTTATTCTTATACCTTCTGTATTTTGTATTCGCCAAAAGTTATTTCCTGCGTCATCATCTTCAACTAATACGTCTGCGTTTGAAATAGTACCTGACGCTTTGAATCGTACTCTAACATATACAGAAAACGCAGATAAGGTTTGTTGTGGTAAATTTAAACTGTCTGTACTACCTTCAAAATAAGGTGATTTTAGAGTAGAATCATAATTTGCTAGACCACCTGAACTTTTTGTTGCGTGGTTACCTTCACCACTTTGGTCAGCCCATTTAGTTACTGCGTCTGTATCTTCAGGAAAAGAAGTATCTGATTCTTCAAGACCTGTATTATATTGTAACCAAATAAGTAAACCACCTAATTTTTTAGGTGTCCACTCAGCGTCTATTCTGTTTTTTAAATTAAGTCCTAGTCCTAATCTCATTAACCTGCTTTTTCGTCGTGTTCTTTATAACCTATTGCAACTCCTGAAGTCATAGTTATTGCCGTTATATTACCGAATATAACAGTTCCTGCAGGTATCGTAGTTTGTAAAGCACTTTCTCCTGTATGGTGTGTCATAGTTATTGCACTTACTACGCTTTCTGTAACAAAATGTACTGCGTACCAATCTTTGCTAGTTTGTGCAACTGTTGTAAATACTACACCTGACCCTTTTCCTAAAGATTCTCTTAGTAGTATATTATTATTATCAATTAAACTCATAATTTGTTTTTTTAATTTGTGTATAAATAATTCGTTGTTGTTTCTGTATGTGTTGTATATCTCACTTGTTCACTTCCTGAAGTTTCTGTTACATATAGTTTACCTGATTCTACTTTCCCTTTTACAGTTCCGTGTGTACTTCCTGTTACGTCTGCAGTATCGTTTTCGTTTGCAGGTGAATTACTAGCACTTAAATCACCGTCATTTATAGTACCATTGTAACTAACTTCGTATATTTCATAATTCCAAAATCCATACGGCTTGAAGTTTACCCTTCCTGAATATATATTTTCTGTTGTGTTATGATTAATAGTCACTTTGGTATATCTGTTATAAACAGAATCAGAAAATGTCGTACTTTGACCATAAGCATATTTAGAAGTTCCTGTCATATCATTTGTAAACTTAAATAATAAGCGTATTCTACTATTAGCAACTGAAGTATCAATTCTTTGGTCTTCAGTAGTTACATAAAAATCTGCGTTTGATCCGTATGTTATATGTAGCATACTATATAATAGAAAAACATATAAAATATTTGATATAAAAAAAAGGAGTGAATTAACACTCCCTTTTTAAAAGAAATATATAAATTGGGTTTTGCACCCAAGAAAGTTATATTAGCTAGTTACTACTGAATTAACTGTAAACGCACTATTGTCAAATGGTGTTGTAGTGTAATCAGCTACTAATTGCATAGGGTTTGGCTCTTGACTTTCAAAAGTCCAATCGTAACCTGACATATCACCTAAAGCAACCCCTGACGCAGACGTTCCTGTTGTTAATTCCATTCCATTATCTAACCCCATAGCTACTATCTTATTCTTACCACCTGAAGATAATTGATTCAATTCTGCGAAGACTATTAATCTTTGTTGTGCTAAAAGTTTAATTTCGTTTTGGTCTTCTTTTGTTAAATCGTGTAACTTTATATTGCAAGAATGAGTATAGAATACTGTACCATTTTCAGAACTTCCTGTAACAGTTTCAGTAATAGAACCTGTACCACGTTTTAATAAGTATTTGTAAATATCATCACTTCCACCTAAGTCAAAGTCTGTTACTTCACCACTAGCTGCTGTATAACTTGTTAATTCGTCGTGTTGTGCAAAATAAACGGCTTTTATACCACCTATTCCGTCACGGCACGTTAAGTTTCTTCCTTTTGTTAAATTACAAGCCATATTCTTAAAGTTTTAAAAAGCATTTTGAAGGGGTTTTTACACCCCTTCTTGTGCTAGGTTATTTATTATGATTGATAAGTAAAGTCAGCGTCTACACCTACTTGTACTCCTGCAGTCCAACGTGAAACAAGTCTTACATTTTGACTTCCGTCTAAAGCAGACATATCTAAAACTTTTACTTCGTTGAAGTCCATATCTAAAGCAGTAGAAGTTCCAAAGAATAAATTAGACTTCATACCTGCATACATTATATTGTCAGCAATACCTGGGCATACTGCAATTTTTATTCCTTCAAATTCAGGTGTATATTGACCCATATGGTTAAAAGGAAAAGCAGATAACGCAGAAATTGCAGAAATATAGAATCTATAAGTCTTCTTATTCATATAAATATAAAGGTCATCTTTTAAATATACGTCTGTTGGTATATTACCTACTAATGTTTGTAAGTTAGCTACAATATTAGCTGAAGTATATGCTGCTGACGCAGAAGAACTTGTCATACTTCCTGAATGTGAAGTAGTGATACCATTAAATTGTCCTGAAGTACCTGTTGTACCTGCCCAAAAAGAACCTTCAATAGAATCAGCTATAACACCTGCTGAATAAGACATAGCAAAAGCCATAAAGTCGTCTTCTTGGTCATAAGACCAATCTGATAACATTGTTTTACGGCAAATGTCTTGGTTAATTTGAAATTGCTCTACTTCAAGTACATTTTCTGTCATTGTTAAAGCACTTGATTGTTCGTCAAATCCGCAAGTAGCGTCTTTAACTAAATTTGTGTTTGCTAGAGTATTTATTACTTCTTTGTAATTTACTGCGTCACGAACCGTAGCATACTCTAAACTGTCAGCACCTGAAAGGGCTGCGTGTAAATAAGCACCTGCTTGTTTCCCTGCATAAGTGCTAGATGTGATTGTTAAAGCCATATCGTTTTATTTATTATTTATTATTAATTATTTTTTTAAATTGTACCAATACTTTTCTTTCTTAGTCAAGTTTCGGTATTCTTGTGCAGAAATTTCTTGTCCTACCTCTCTTTTTGACGTTGCAAATTTAGAAGTAGTAGCAGGTTCTGACGCAGGTTCTTTAGATAATTCTTTAACCTGACTTTCTAGTTCTGCTTTCTCAGTTTCTAAATTACTTGCTAAGTCTTCTAAGTCTTCGTTAGTGCCTTTCATTTCGTCAAGTTCAGACGATAGTCTAGCAATATCAGACTTTACTTCATTAAGTAGTTCTTTTATAACTGCACCTATTTCGTTGATTAGACCTTCTTTGTCAAATTCAACTTCTTTTGTTTCTTTAATTTTCTTTGGTTGTCTGTCTTCTACTTCAGCTTCTACTTCTTCTTCTGGTGCTTCTTCAGTTTCTTCTTCTGCTTCTTCTTCTTCGTAAATTTCAGCAACAACCCCTTCTTCTTCTACAGAAAAACCGATACCGTCTTCAGTTTCATATTTTCCTGCAGGTAACGGCATTGTAGTTCCGTCTTCTGTAAGTATTGATACGTCTACTCCTGCGTCTAAAGCGTCTGCAGAAGAAACGATAATAGTACCGTCAGTAAGTTTAGCTTGATATTCAAGTTTAACTTCTTCTTTGTTTAAACCTAAAGCTGACAATATTTGTTTTTTTAAGTCTTCCATATTTAAATATTTAAGTTTTAATAAAATTTTATACTATATAATAGAACGTCTATTACTTTATTTGATTTTTAGATTTTTATAATAACTTTACAAGTTGCGAAAGAACCTTACTTGCTTCACCTGTTGGTATTTTAATTCCCAAATCTTTTGCTGCTTTTTCTAAAGCGTTTAATTTCTTTTCTAAATTACTTCTTACTTTCGTTGCTTTGCTTTTTGTTTTATCTAAAACGCCTGTTAATTTTTTAATTTCGTCATCAAGCTGTACTAACATTTTCATTGATTTGTCTAATTCCCTTTCAGCGTCATCATAAGCTACTTCTGCTTTTTGGTATTTATCTTGTAAATCAAAAAACTTATCGGCTGCTTTTCTTGACTTATCCTTGTTCTTTTCTCTTTCTTTTGATGTCTTTTCGCTTAATTTTTCACTATATTCAATTCTTTTCTTTTGTTCTTTTAATGTAGATAGTATTTCTTTCGCTTGTAAAGTTAATTTTTCTACGTCATCAGCTAACCCTAGTTCAACTTTTTTAACTCCTTTATGCTTTTCTAATATAACGTCTATTTGTTTTTCAAATTTTTCGTACATAGTTTTATTTTTTATTTGTTTTTTATCTGTATTGGTCAGCACCTAGTCTTTTTATCCAATCTTCAGCAATATTTTCGTATGACTTTAAAACATTTTCTATTCCCTGCAGTTCTTTAGGTTTATTAACCCCTAACTCTTTTAATTGTTTTTCAGCTTTTTCTATTAAATCTAGCCCTTCGCTTGATTTTCTTAATAATTGCAAGAAGTCATTTTCTACTTTTAATATTGTTTTTCTTAAATTACCTAACCCTTTGTTTTCTGCAACACTACTTAATTTTTGTGCGTCTTTATATATTTTTTGTATATCGTCCATTAAACCTAGTTCTACTTTTTTAGGACTTACTATTTCTGCTAAAGCAGTTAATACTTCTTCGTCTGAATATACAGGTCTTGACATTTCTTGCATTTTGTCTACAAAATATCCTTCTATACTTAGCCCTCGTAATTCACCTTCTTTAATTCTTGACCATAAGTCTTCGTTTTCTATTTTCATTTTTACAAACCACGTTCCAATAGGTAAATCAAATCCATACATTTTTGACTTGTCTTCTTCGCCTTCTTTAATCCAACTTTCAACTGTTAAAACCCCTGCTACTCTTTGTTCGTGTTGATATGTAGCTTTGTGGTGATTATTGTGTTTTAGATATAACTCACTTGCCTTACGTACAGTATCTTTTGAAAAGTAAACGTAATAATCTTGATCTGTATTTGGGTCGTATCTAAATATTTGTTTGTTCGGAATAAGTGCAGGACTAACTAACATTCTTTTTTCCTCGTCTACTTTTGCAAATGTTAAATTATTCTTTTCTTTTCCAAAATATACAAAGTCTACTTCTATTGCAGGACTAGTAACTAAACTAATTGCGTCAATAGATAGTTCTTCGTTTTCGTCTGAGATCACTAACTCGGTAATCTTAGTCAGTTTCTTTTTTAGTTTTTTATCCATAATATCC